ACTCTGTATGGGATAAAAAATGCCTAGTACCTACACACTCATCTCTAGCAATGTCCTGGGCAGTTCTGCTTCATCTGTCACCTTCTCTGCTATTCCTGCAACTTTCACAGATTTAGTGTTGAGGATTAGTGCAAGAGATACAAACACAGGCGCAATTATTGCGAATACATCTTTGAAATTTAATGGTTCTACAGGTTCTCTGTATTCAATAACTAAGTTAATCGGAGATGGCACCGCGGCTTCATCATCACGCAGATCAAACATTACATCTAGTGAGTTTTATTACCCGGGGTCTAATGCGGGGATGTCTGCTAATACTTTTGGTTCTGTAGAGATTTACATACCATCATACACGGCATCACAAAATAAACCCTTTAGCACTTTTGGCGTGACCGAAAACAACAGCGCAACGGCTGGAGATACTGAGATTGATGCTTGGGCTAATCTGTATAGAGACACAGCAGCAATTTCATCTATTGCAATCAATGCCTATGTAACTTTTTCAGCAGGTTCATCTTTCTATCTCTACGGCATCAAAAACTCATAAGGAGCAACAATGACAACACCAACAGCAATCGAAATCAACTGCGAAACAGGCATCGTCACAGAGCGCCCATTGACAGCCGAAGAGATCGCAGCCAATGAAGCGGCAACAGCACAGGCAGCAGCCGATGCCAAAGCCGCAGAAGAAGAAGCAGCGGCAAAGGCAGCAGCCAAAGCAAGCGCCCAGGCAAAACTTGCAACTCTTGGTTTAACCGCCGATGAAGTTGCAGCTCTTCTAGGCTAAACATCCCCCACTGATCAAGGAGCCATAATGGGCATTTCCACACGCCAAGTCACCGTCACCACATCGCCAACAGCACTTGTTGATGCAACCGCCGAAGCAGAGATGGTCTATCTGCACAGCGTGAGTGGAACCTGTTTCTTAGGCAACAGCGATGTGACAACAAGCATCGGATACCGAATGGATAGTGGTGACAAATTGACTGTTGAAAACAAGGCAAACGGAATCTGGGCAATTACAACTTCAGGCACCGTCATCATGAGTGTGATGGCAGTTGGCAAATGAGCGTTCAAGATTGGGCAGCACTCACAGTTTCGCTTCTGACAATCGGTGGAGCATTCCTTGCCGTGACTCGATGGCTTGTCAAGCATTATCTGAATGAATTAAAGCCAAACGGCGGTTCAAGCATGAAGGATTCAGTTGCACGATTGGAGCGACAGGTTGAAGAGATTTATCGCATCCTTCTTGCTCGCAATAACTCTTAGCGGTTGCAGTTATCAAGGTTGGGTTCGCTACCCTTGCCAAGAGTTTGAAAATTGGGAAAAACCTGAATGCAACAAACCGCAATGCGACATCACAGGAACCTGCACCTCTGACCTACTTCCGGAGATATTTGATGAAACGCCGTGACCGATACACACCTGAAGAATTACACGCTCGACTTGTTGTCAGTATAGGAATCATGCTTGCAATCGTCTTTGCAGGATCAGTATTTGCCCTCTTGTGGGCGTTGGTATTTGTCACCCAACCGATGAAGCAAGCACCTAATGATGCAGCCTTCATTGATCTAGTTGCAACATTGACGGTTTTTCTCACAGGAACTTTGGCAGGGATAGTCTCTGCAAATGGACTCAAATCAAAACCAAAACAAGGGGAGAACAATGTCAGCTCAACTCAATAAGTTTCTTGATGTGGCACGAGGCGAAGAAGGCTTCATTGAAGGCCCTGCCGAAAATCAAACTCACTATCAAAAGGCAAACCAACCGTGGTGCGGAGCCTTCGTCAATTGGGTGGCAAAGCAAGCAAAAGTGACCTCAATCCCCAACTGCACATTCACCCCGTCAGGGGCAGAAGCGTTCCAGGCAAAGGGCAAGTGGGAAGATGCCGAAGTTGCAACGCCCCTGCCAGGTGACATCGTGTTCTTTGATTTTCCAGGAGATAATGTCAACCGAATCTCTCATGTAGGCATCGTCTTGCAGGTTCGAGATGATGGAACTGTCGTGACAATTGAAGGCAACACGGCACCTGATAAAAAGGGCGATCAGCGCAATGGCGGTCAAGTTTGCCGTAAGGTTCGCGCCTATAAGAAGAACAATCGTGGGAAACTAAAGACATCCTTGCCCGTGTTCATCGTTGGATTCGGCAAGCCTACCTTTAAGGAGTAATGATGTTTGACAAAGTAAAACTTGAAGCAATTGCAAAGACATATCTTCGTGCAGCAGCAGCAGCCGTTGCAGCTCTATATCTTGCAGACCCAAATCAGCCTGTGAAGAATTACCTTGTGGCAGGATTGGCAGCAGTTGCCGGCCCTGTCTTGAAGGCGCTTGATTCCAAGTCAACAGAATTTGGCAGAGGAAGCAAGTAAAAATGAATCGGGGGGAAATTTTAGATGAGGCAAAACGCCTCACGCATACTGATCGTCAAAAAAACTATGGATCACCGTATGTAAATCACAAACGCATCGCCGACCTGTGGAGCGTGTATCTTGAAACTGAGATAACACCTTCACAGGTCGCTTTGTGTTTATGTCTTGTGAAAATAGCTCGCTTGATTGAGACACCTGACCACGAAGATTCGTTTGTAGATTTGGCAGCATATGCCAGCATTGCAGGGGAGATTGAATTACGATGGAAATGATCACACTTGTTCCAACTCGTGGGCGACCACACAATGCCGTTGAACTCTTAGCCTGTCACGATGAACTCTCATCTGCTTCACGCTTGCTCTTCATCGTTGATTATGACGACCCAAAGGCAGATGATTATGTCTTTGAATTAGGCGATGACTATGTGATCACCTGCAACAATGATTCACGAGGTATGGCAAAGCCACTTAATTATGTGGCACGCAAATATCAAGACAAATACAAGTATTTCACCTTCGTTGGCGATGACCACCGCCCACGCACCGCCGATTGGGATGTGAAACTCATTGCGGCGTTGCAACAGGCACCGTCACTTGCCTACGGCAACGACCTACTTCAAGGCAAGCGCCTTCCAACGATGGTCTCAATGACATCAGACATTGTTGGCGCACTTGATGGCATGGTGCCGCCAAATATGAAACATCTTTACCTAGACAACTTTTGGAAGAAATTGGGCGAGGATTTAGGCGCTTTGACCTATCTTGAAGATGTGATTGTTGAGCATATGCACCCCGTTGCAGGAAAAGCTGAATGGGATGAGGGCTATCGTGAGGTCAATGCACAGGAAGTTTATTCTGCCGATGCTCTTGCTTACAGTAATTACATCAAATCAGAAGCATATGAGGTCTTACTGAAGAAACTTCGCAAATGAAACAGGCAATATCCTTTTCTTTGTATGGGTCAGACCTTCGATACTGTGTCGGGGCAATAAAAAATGCCATCATTGCTCAAGAGATTTTAGACGAGGAATATGACCTCATCTTCTTCGTGGGTCAATCGGTGCCTTCCTGGGTAATCTCAACCCTGCGCCTGTTTCCCAATGTACGAATTATTCAAACAGATGCACCTGAAGATCACACCGCCAAGTTGTGGCGCTTTCTTGCTTGTGAACTAGATTATGACTTTGTTGCTTTCCGTGATGCCGATGCTCGACTGTCTTTGCGTGAACTGAACGCCCACGAGGAATTCATTGAGTCAGGCTTAGATGCCCACATCATGAAGGATCACCCTATCGGTCACAACTACCCCATCAATGCAGGTATGTTCACAGTTCGATCTGCCTTGTTCAAAGACATCCGCAACCTCATTGAGTCGGCAGAGATTTCGGACTATTACACCCAAGACCAAGACTTCCTGAGAAATCTGATTTACCCACGCATTCAATTCTCATGCTTTGTGCATGACGAGTTCTACGATACAGATGTTGAAGGCAAATCCCTTCGCAAGTCATATCTGCTTGAACCTGTCAACCAGGTAAGCCATATTGGTGCAGCTTTAGATGAAAATGATAGGTTTATCTTCACCGTTGATCAACAGAAATCTGTGACTTTATCGGGTGATGATAAATACTTGTATGAGTGGGGGCAATAATGAAAATTCTAATCACAGGCGATGCCGGCTTCGTTGGGCGTGCATTTCATCGTGCGCTTGCAAAACAACGCCACGAGATCACAGGCATTGACCTAGTAAATGGCAAAGAAGTTCGACATTTCTTCGCCACAGACAACACACAATTTGACATCGTGATTCATCTCGCGGCGATTGTCGGTGGGCGGATGACTATTGAGGGAAACCCTCTGTCAGTTGCCTCTGACCTTGCCATCGATGCAGACATGTTCCAATGGGCGCTGAGAACTCGCCCGAAGCACATTGTTTATTTCTCATCAAGTGCGGCTTATCCGATTTTCTTGCAAAGACTTGCCTATCAGCAAAAACTGCGCGAAATTGACATCAATCTTGAACACATTCGAACACCTGACTTCACTTATGGTTGGGCAAAGTTGTCAGGTGAAATGCTTGCCTCATATGCGAGAGCTGAAGGTTTGAAGGTAACTGTATTGCGACCATTTAGCGGATATGGTTCAGATCAAGCACTTGATTACCCATTCCCATCTTTTATTGCACGCGCTCAGCGCAAGGCAGACCCATTTGAAGTGTGGGGCAGAGGAACCCAGGTAAGAGATTTCGTTCACATTGACGATGTTGTTGGAGCTACTTTTGCAGCCGTGATTAATGATGTAAAAACAATGAATATCTGCACAGGTCGCCCAACTTCTTTCATTGAGTTGGCAGAAATGGTGATG